GTTTCCCAGTCACGATCTACCAGTGTATTCTACATAAGGCATAAATATAGTATTAATCTTTATCATTTAAATTTATCTCCTAAATACCAGCCCACCAAAGAGAACCTGGTTCCTTTAGTAATAGGTTCAACTTTGTGCCACACAAAAGATGGAAACACTACCAACGTTCCTATTTCTAAATTATGTTTAATTTCTTTCTTTTTCATTTGGTTGTCTATGTACGAAAAGCATAGATCTCCTCCCTTATATTTCTTTTTATCTGATAAGACAAGAGAAAAAGAAAGCTTTCTATACAACCCAGCATACTTATGTCCTTGAGGAAAAGAGTCTTTAAAACAATCTTGATGCCAATCATAATGTTCACTTACATCGTATTTAGTAAATTGAAATGATTCGTTATCTGATATATCAAAATTCCATTGTGATTGTTTATTAGCATCAAATATATAAGGATTAATTAAAATATTAATCCATCTATGATCTCTAAAAAATGAAACTTTTGAGTCTCTTATTTTTTTAAAAGATTTATTTTTATTTAAAAATGGAGATTGTTTTGTATCTGCAGACAAACCAGTCTCTCCTTTAATAGGTCTAGTTTGTAACCCTTCATCTATAATATACTTACATATTCTTTCGGGAATAGCCCTAGGGTATACCCTACACTGATCAATCAGTTGCATAAATCCTTTCTATATATCTATATATGTAGAACTAGATGGATCCCAATACTTAACTGCAGGTCCATCTGCTGTCTCTCTTAATACAAATCTTAAATTATCTTCTTCCCAACTTACTAATAGGCCTCCTGTGTCTACTATTTGATATGCAACAGGTGGTTCATATATTCCAGTTGTTGTGTTTAAAACATAACTAGCAGGAGCACCATTTCTTTGGCTTGTAAATGTTTCACCTACAGGGTCCCAAATATCAGAAATGTTTGCAATTTTTCTTCTCCAATTGCCGACATCATCGTAAGCTCTGCTTTGTTTCCAAAAAGTATCTTGGTAAACTCCTCCATTTTGAGAAAGTATAAAAGGATCTTGAGCTACAATAGTTGAAAGATATGTTTCAACTGAAGTATCTCCAGGATTACTTTTAACATCAACTCCGTTAATTACATCCTCTTCTTCAATTACTCTTATAACTTCGTTATTTGAAGTTTTTATTTCTGCAAATCTAGTTGTCATGATTACCCTACGTACGAAGAAGAACCTGTTGAAGTGTAGTGGTGTATTGTGTTACCACCTGAACTACTTACAGTTCCGCCCGTCCCTTGTTGTGGTCCTGAATAACTAATTACTACTGTCCCTGAAGCTCCGTTAGTTGTTGGTCCCCAGTGATTACCGTTTCCTCCATGTCCCGTATTATTAGGATATGCTGATCCGCCAGCGTTCTTAGTTCCACCGCCAGCGTAACTAACCGATGATCCGGTTATACTATTACTTTGTGAAGCGCCTGATCCTGTACCATTAATACCGCCGCCCGGTCCACTTGGTGATCCACTTGAACCTTCAGATGGACTATAACCACCCGCGTTTCCAGATCCGCCCGATCCTCCTCCTGAATCTCCAGCTCCTCCGCCAGATCCTCCAGGTGATCCATTACGACTAGACTCATGTCCTCCCGCTCCTCCACCAGTGGAAGAGAAAGGTCCAAAAGTACTATTACTGCCATTAGGTGGTCTTGAATTAGCTCCTACAGTGCTTGATCCCGCACCCACTACTACTGGATATGATGTTGATGGTACGATAGTTAGAGTTCCAGTTCTGTATCCACCAGCTCCTCCTGATCCTCCTGATAAATCTGAACCTGCAGATCCACCCGCCGCTACTAGCCAGTTGACATCATAAGGACCTCTACCGCCTTGTTGTTGGCCAAAACCTCTTGAAGATGCTGCGCCTCTTGTTGCTATTAAAGGCATATTCTATATCTCCCCTATTATGCGTACTGCGTTAAAGATGCTAAAGCTGTAAATGCAGCGTCGCCTGTTTTAATTATAGTATATGTATAGGAGTCGATTGAGTTAGTATTTCCTTCTGTTGGTGCAGATCCGCCTTGATACTCAGGTGTTATACTTGAGCCATCTACTTGAACAGCACTATTTCTATACTCAGATCCACCAATAGTTACTAAATGTGCAACAGTTATTGATTCTCCGGTGTCCATAATACTATTTAATGTAGTAGAACCGTCCCCTCTAATATTGATTGTCCAATCCGCTGAAGCGTTACTTGTGAAATACCAAACAGCTTGTGTTAAAACATCGTAGTTAATAGTCCCTGTGGCTGCCGTAGCTTCAATTGTAACTTTTTCTGCAACACTTTGAATTTTACCTTGACCATCAAAAGTTGCTCTACCATAGCCATTAGGGGTGATTAAAATATCTTGGTTAGCTGCGTCGGTGATTGTAATAGCACCTGAAGCCGTTCCACTGTTAGTATTTAATACTAAGTTTTCTGTGCCACCAGTCGTGACTGTTAAAGTTCCAGCTCCGTTTGAGGTTAGAACTGCTGCCGCTCCAGAGTCACCAACTTTTACAGTATCACCTGCAAGAACAACGTCTCCCGTACCTTTAGGAGTAATATTAATATCAATGTTTGTATCACCACCAGTTGATGATAGGGTTGGTCCTCCGCTAGTTGCTGCGTTTGCAATTGTAAATTCGTTTACCGCTGAACTTGTTGCTGTTACTTTAGCTAGTTCGTTACCATTAGTATCTAAAATAGAAGTACCAATTTTAGGTGATGTTAAAGTTTTGTTTGTTAAAGTTTGAGTTCCAGTAAGTGTTACGTCACCATCGCCAAAACCTAAAGTAATAATGTCTGGATTAGTTCCATCATTAGCTGATGCAAATATTAATTGATCGCCTTTGTCTGTTGTTGAAAAAGTAAAAGAATCACCAGACCCAGTCACATATTTAAACTGTACTGTATATGCTCCTGAAGTTGAATTTCTTAAAAAATAAAATGTTTGAACATCTAAAGGTATTGTAACAATTTGGTTTCCTGTAATAGATCCTGTGAACTCAATCATTCTGTGTGCAAGAACTGCACCAGTTGATCCATCAGAAACAGAAAGAGTAGTAGTTTGAGCGCCACCAGCTATTGACTGTTGTGTAAAACCTCCAGATATCTGTTCAATAATGCTTAAATTAGTATTAGTTTTTGTTCCCCAAGTTCCGGCATTTTCACCGGTTGCCATTAATTCTACGCCAAGCGCAGTATATGTTGATGCCATAGTATTTTCCCCTTAATCAATTAAGCAGCATGATTTACGTCTGTATACGAAGTATTGCCCGTTATGTCAATATCTTTGTATCCTATACTACCTAAACCTACTGCGCTTAATTCTGTTGTTGCTTGTTGTCCTTCTAATCCCACTACATCTGCAGGTGCAATTGCGCCTACGGAACCAGTTAAATTACTAGGTGCAGTCAGTGGAACACCTGTTTCTACAATAATAGATCCTACAGAAGAGGTTGTTGAAGAAGGTGCTGTTAGTGTAACTAATTGTGAATCATCTACCGACATTGAGCCTACACTAGATGTTGTTGAAAGTCCACTTATTCCTACTACATCTGCAGGTGCAATTGATCCTACAGAAGATGCTAAATTACTAGGTGCAGTTAATGGGACAATGACCCCTGTTAAAAGAGATCCAACACTTGTTGTTGCTGAAACTCCGGATAAAGATAAACTTCCTGGTCCAAATAATAAACCAGGTGCTCCAACAGATGATGTTGAAGATTGACCAGTTAATCCAAGTACCATTCCTGTAGGAGATATTGAACCAACATTTGTTGTCGCTACTCCGCTAGATGATACGTCTACAAAAACAGTGGTTGCATTCTCACCCCAGTTTTCAAATCCCCATGTGTCACCACCCCATCCTTGTTCAGGAAAGGTTACTAAAGTTCCAATTGCAGAAGTGGCACCGGATGGTGCAGTAAGTGTAACTACATTATCGTTTTGTTGTCCCCATTCTCCATTATTCCATAAAAGCATTCCCCATGTGTTTGCTGCGGGTGTGTTTGCTTGACCCCCCATACCGCCGTGGTTACTACATTTATAGTATAAAGTTGGTGCACTGACAGCGACAGCTATTTGAGTAAAAGCTCCAGAACTTCCAGGTGTACCACTAGTGGTTACTCCTGTTGTATAATCTGAACCATCTACTGATGTAGAGAATCTTAAGGGGTGTCCTGAATTTGTACTATCAGATTGATCGAATTTATATGTTGCGCCTTCAGCAATGTTTATAGTGGCTTGGGAAACTCCGTCTAATACAAACTTACCGTCAGCTACCGTAACTGTAAAAGTTCTGGTTATTGACATAAGGACTTACTCCTTATGCTATTCTAACTATAGCTGTTGTAGCTGCCTTAGCAGGAAATTGAATTGTAAAAGTTCCAGAAGAAACTGTTTTATCTCCACCGAATGCTACTGCACAAACTGAAGGATCTCCAGTTGCAGTGTCATTATATATTAAACATCCGTTAGCCGTAAAAGAAGATGAAGTAAAACTCACATCATCAAAATCAACACATGCTGTTGATCCATCTAAAGACGGAGTGATGTTAGTTAAAGCAGCTCCTTTAGCAGTATACCCAGTACCTGTTATTTCTTCAGATGTAGTATACGCAGTTGAACCTGCTCCTAAAGTTGCAGAACTAGTGTACAATGCAATCCTAAAAGTGTTTCCAGTTGAAGCTGTAAAATTGTGTGTAGCTGTTAGCAGCTCGTTTTTGAAGCTATTACAAATTGCCGATGTTATTGCCATAATTTTTCTCCTTATTACGGTGACGGTGAAGGGACTTTGATTCTAACTGTTCCGTCAGTGTAATCGTCTCTTCTTCGTCTACCAACTTGCATTGCTGCAAACTGTTGTACTGCATTCTTATACTTTTGTTCATATAATGTCAACATATCTGTTGGACCTTTTAAAAAACCATATG